GTTCTTTTCGTAGGTGACGCGCTCCGGATCGATCAGGCGATCGCACCAGGCGTCGAGCGCCTTGCCGTCCAGGGAGACCGAGAACGACTTGATGCCGGCGAGCAGGGTCTCGGGGTTGATATCCCCGCCATCCTCACTGGCCACCGAGGCGAGCACCCCGCCCAAGCTGGGGAGCAGGTCCTTCTGGAGGTCGCCGAAGATGCGCAGGGCGTCGCGCGGCGCGAAGGTCTGGAGGTAGAACGTCGTGGCGCCGATGACCACTTCCTGGCGGGCCATCAGCGTGCACCCCCGACGTGGTAGATCGCGTCGTTGGACGTTTCGAGTGTCCATTCGCGGGTGCCAACGGTGGCACCAAACTCCGAATTTGGCTTCTTCACAACCCACGAGCTGGGGTCCGCAATCAGCGTGCGGCCGGTGAGATCGGTGATGGCCATCGGAAGCGCTCCCTGCCCATGGGATGCTCGGTCAAACTCAGCGGCTGCCGACAGCACGTCATTGCTCTTGCTGGTCTGCAGCAGCGTCAGGGTGATCTGAAGGGAGCGGTTCTGGGACATCGAACGCGCTTTTTCACCATTGGCACCCACCACGGAGCTGATGCCATCACCCATCTCCTCTACGGAAATGAAGGTGTCCTCGGCGTAGCCGGTGATGATGTGCGGCCCGAAGGTGATGATCACCTGCGAGGAGTCGTAGGTCTTGACGCCCATGGGCGAGGTCCTCAAATGCTGTAGGAAAGGGTGCCGGTGATTTCGGTCGTGTGGATGGCGCCAGCCAGTCGTGCCGAGAAGCGGATGCCCTCCAGCAGGCGCTGCGACTTCACGCTGTCTGCGATCTCTGCCAGGCCCGGATAGGTGATCCGATAGGATTCCAGTACGTTGTCACTGGCGTCGGTCTCCTTGGGCGCGATGCCGCCAGCAGTGACACCCGCATCGAGCGCGGCGCGAAGAGCGGTGACGATGACCTGGATGCCCGCACTGGTATACGGGATCTTGCCGTCTGCCTTGGCCAGTACGTCCACCACCCCGGTCTGCACTCGATCCTTGAGCCAGTCGCGGAAGCGGATGATGTCGATCCATTCACCGCTGGCCACGGTTCCATACTGGGTCAAGCCCAGATTTCGGAACTGCTCAAAGGTGTTGCCGTTCTTCCCGCGCACGATCTGGGACTGCCCCTCCGTCAGCGGATCGGTCTGCACGCCAGTCAGGCGCACGTTGGCCCACGTCTCGGCGCCGGGCTCATAGGTGAACCGATTGGCCGCCAACGCGGCCTCCAGCCACTCTGTGCCCGCGTTAGCGTGATACCAGAGCGCGGTACGGTTGTAGTTGAGCGCCTTCAGCTGGCTTGCGATGTCTGCGTCGCCCGCGACAATGATCGCGGCATCGCCACTGCTGGCAAGCTGCAGCTTTTCGTTGGCCTCGACCCACGCAGCCGCCTCCATGATGTCGGCTGCAGCACGAGACAGCTGGATCAACGCGTACCAGCCGCTATGGGCGGCGCGGATTGCAACCAGCGCCTCTGTGATGGTCTCTGTCGGATCGCCGTCGTCGTCCAACGTCCGGCGGCCGATGTAGACCTGGTCAATGGCGCGATCCTGCTGGAAAACAGTCTGAACGGCCTTGTAGAGAGGGTCGGCCAGTTCAATGCCGTGATCCAGCAGCTCATCAGCCGAAGTGACCAGGAACACTCGTTCCTCGGTGTCCGGCAAGGCTGCGAGGAACAGCAGATCGCTGAAAGACTGCTGATTGATCGAGGTGGTCGCCAAGGAAATCTCGACCTTGGCGATGCGGTTGATGGATGCCATTGCAGGTTGCTCCTGGGCATGGAAACGAGCGCCTGATGGCGCTGGCGGGCTTTTTCTGTTGCTGGAGGCTCAGATGGCGATGGAGGCTTCGAACTTGTCGACCAACTCTGTCTGACCCTGCAGGGCTATCTCGCCCTTTACTGTTTTGATCAGCCCGACGACTTCGTCGTGCTGTTTGGTGTAGCGAATGCCGATGTCCATCACTGCGCGGGGCTCGTACTTGCCCCCATCGCGCAGCACTGGCACGTTCTGGACTGCGTCCGCAGCGTAGACAGCGAGATTGGCTGCGAGCGCATGCGCGAGCATTCCCGGGCCTTTGAGACGCTGGCTGAGATCATCAAGTGCGTCGAAACCACCATCGCCGAAGCACTGAAGCTCGACGGTTGCGTCACGGTGGCCCGCGTAGGTCTGGACCCCCTCCTCAGACAGATCACCTTCCAGCACGCCCTGCCGCGGCGCGGTGCCGACCCGAAGCGTGATGTACGGCAGCTTGGGGCGAGGGCCGTTCTGATTCGCGAAGATCACCTGCAGCTGCGTGGCCTGGCTGACCAAGGCGAGAATCTCGTCTTCGATCATGAGCCCTCCTCCGCCGTGGGCTTCTGCCTGACCGCCAGATAGCGGTAGTGGTCCACGCCGCGCATACCGACGTTCCAATCGCTGCCGGCGGTGACCAGGTATCGATCGCCGCGATGAATGACCAGATCGCCGTTCTGCGCGGTATCGCCGGCCACCACCAGTTCGGTCCTGGTGTAGATCCGGATAGCCGACTCGACCCGCCGGCCCTCAGCGAGAGCCTGGAGCTGGTCGTAGTCGTCCTTTTTGGCCGGCTGGATGCTGGCCCGAAAGGTCGTCTCCGACTCTTCCCCATCAACCCAGCGGCCTTTTACGTATCCACCGGCAGTCCGGGTGATACGCGGGAGTGTTCGTTCGCCGAGCATCGCCATCAGGTCTTCTCCCAGCGGATGGCGTTGACCAGGACCCCGTCGTCGATAAGCGGCACATCGCTCCCCTTCACGTTGATAGTGGAGAGGGCGTTTGGCACCGCCCACGAGTTAGAGGCACGCACGTGCGCCCTCTGGCTGTTCTGCGCAAACTCACCAAGCTGCGCCAGACCTACATCTACCGGGGTGCCCCGCTCGATCAGCGTAGCAACGCGATCCATTGCCATCCCCAGCACCCTCTCATTCCTCTGTGCAAAGTCCCGGATGAAGGGCCGCGCAGGAATGGTCTCAGTGCCGAACTCGTTGTAGATGGCAATGTCCAGGATGCTGGTGCCTTGATGCGCCCCGGCATCGGACTGGATACCCACTTTCACGCCGTGGCCATCCAAGGCATGCACGTTGCGCACGAAGGCATCCAGCCCGTCGCTATTCGACCTCGTTACGGAGGACATCCGCAGCAACCTCCGGCTACCGGACTGACGGTGATGGCACCCACCCGCGCGCAGATGTCATTGAGGGCCTTCCAGCGACCGTAGTAGCCGGCGGGGTCAGAAACCCCGTCCGCGCCGGAGACGTCCCCGGTATAGGTGCGGCTGAGGTCGCCGTCGGTCTGGGATTTCACCCCTACCGGGACGACCTCGCCGGCTTCATTCGCTGCCTTCGCCTGCTCCCTGGCATATAGCAGCCACGCTGCGTACAGCGCGACAGCTTCATCTGCCTTGATCTTGGTCAGGCACGCGGGACGGTAGGCCTCCGCCAACGAGAGGGCCATTTCCTTCTCTTCCGGCGTGGCCGTCAGCCCCGGCGCGAGGAAGTCCAGGATCTCGATGACAGTGGCCATGGGTCAGGCGTCCTTCTGTTCGCCGTCGCCACCCGTGCTGGCCTTCTTCTCGGCCTCGGCGATGGCTTCCTTCAGCTTCTCGACGCCCCAGTTGCCCCCGACGTTCGGGACGCCCAGCTCCTTGGCGCGCGCGACCAATGCTGCCTTGTCCTCGCCGTCGCCGCCGCTGGCCGCCGCAGCCGAGCCGGCCGAAGCCATCTGCAGAATCTCGGCCTTGACCAGCTTTTCGAGGTTGGGGGTCGGCTTTGCGTCGAAGGTCCCGCCGGGAGCGATGACCTTGCCGCCATGCACATGGGCTCCGACCGAATTGTTCTTGTAGGTAGCCATCAGAGCACCGCCTTGGTGAATGCCAGGGGATAGAAGACCGACACGCCCGCGCTGCGGGCCATGCAGGGCACGACCAGCTCCAGGTTGCGCGGCTGGGCCGGCAGCTGGTTGAACTGCATCGGGACGTCGTGGGTGATGTTGTCCGGGGCAAACTCGCCGGCGATGATCAGATCATCCCCGCCCGGGCCTGCGCCGGTCAGCTCGGCCAGCTCCTCGAACACCAGGCCCGGGTGCTTGCGGCGGAAGAACTCGGCGACGGTCAGGCCATTCGAATCCGGCAGGCGCTTGGAGCTGATGATCGACAGCGGCTCGGTGGCCATGGCGATCTTGTTGACCGTGTGCACGCCCTTGGACTGCACGCGGACCGCGTTGTAGATGAGGTCCAGGTCGGCCAGCATCACGTCGGCGTCGGTCGCCATGGTCCAGCCACCGGTGATGGTGGTGGTGCCGATGTTCGGGTGGTTGGTCAGGCCGAACAGGCCGTAATCGGCATCGCCGACCATGCCGATCAGGTTGAGCTTGATCTCGATCGCCAGGCGCGCGGCGTTGGCCTTGCGGGTCGGCAGGTTGGCGCCGGTGGCGTTGGAGGCGATCAGCTCATTGACGTTGTAGCCGTAGCTGTCGCCGATGGTCTTGACCCGGATGGTCTTCTCGATGCGGCTCACGTCGGCGCGCGGAAGGTCATCGGCATAGTTCGCGATGACCTTGGCGATACCGACCGAGTCATACACCGAGTAGGTGATGGTTTCGGCCCATTCCGGGACGTCGCTGGACGGCGGGACGAGCGTCAGCCCCTTCATCGGGGGCAGCTGGCGGTCGTAGGTGCGGGTGCGGACGTAGTCGAGCTGGCGGGCGGTGAAAATCCCAGCGTCCTGCCGGATCAGATCGG